CCCTGGACGCCACGGTGGGCGGTGCCCAGTCAAACAGTTACGTGACGGCGAGTGACGCGACGGCCTTGCTCAGTGCCCGGCTGGGCACCGACGCCTGGGACGACGCGGACTCGGCCGACCAGGAGGCGTCCCTCATGTGGGCGACGCAACTCCTGGATGAGCAGGTCACCTGGTACGGCACGCCCACCACCACGACGCAAGCCCTGGCCTGGCCACAGACCGGGCAGGTCGATCACCTCGGGCGCCCGGTACCCTCGGACATCGTGCCCGTCGTGATCCAGCGCGCGACGGCGACGTATGCCCTGGCCTTGCTGGACGATGCCACGACGGGGAGCACAGGCGACGCCAGCGGCACGATCAAATCCCGCAAGATTGGCGATCTGCAGATTACCTATCAGGACACGACGCCGACTGCGGCGAGTACCCGCCCGCCCCAGCAAGGCATTCCCGCCGAGGTACGCACGATGCTGCGGCCCTATGCGCAGATGGCCGGAGGCGTGCTGGTGCCACTGCTGCGGGGGTAGGAGGGACGATGGACCCGGCCCTGGCCGCGCTGCTCACCGATACCATCAGTCATGCCACGTATACCGGGCAGGACTCCTACGGCACGCCGACCTGGGCCACGCCGGTGAGTCACCCGGCGCGCATCGAGTGGCGCGTGCGCCGGATGATGACGGCGCAAGGGGAGGAGCGCATCAGTACCGTGCGCGTCTTTCTAGAGGGCACGGTCGTAGTCGAGCCACGGGACAAGCTGGTGCTGAGCGATGGCACCGCGCCCGCGATTCAGCGTGTGACACGCCTCACGGATGAAACCGGGGCCTGGCACCACACGGAGGTGTATCTGTGAGCGCGAGGCCCTTTACTCGACTTGTGAAGGCCAGCGTCGAGGCGGTGTCATCAGTAACCGCTCAATGCTCCATCCTGCACGATAGCGATCAGCCAGAATAGAAGGACGGATATGGACAAGCTCACTCCAGACACTCAGGCAGTGAGTTTCGCCGTTCCAAGTCAACAACACATTGTTACGGGTATTCCTGGCTTGTTCTTTGCGTGTCGCCCAATAGCAATTGTCCGGAGCATACGGGCCATCATTGTCTCGGCGTTCTATCGAGTGCAACGGGTTGGAGCGTGGACCCATATCCGCAAGAAACGTGGAAAAAGACTCGACCCACTGCGGGCACACCTGAATGCCTCGACCGCCATAGCGCGGATAATCTTTAGACGTCAGGACCAAACAACGCTCTTTGATTTTTTGCCATGCTTTATATTCAGGTGTCGGCCCAGTTTTTCTGGCATTGCCGTGTACAAGATGTCCTTGCGCCAAGCGTTCTGCACGCAAACAGCCGCAACTCTGCACCGACCCCTGTCGCAAATCGCGCGTGCTCGCAATGAAACTGTTGCCACACGAGCAGGAACATATCCACCAGGTACTATGCTTAGGATGTCCTTGGGTCGTATCGCGCGTCTCAACAGTCAGTCGTGTAAATACCTGTCCGGTGAGATCAAGGCGATTGGCAGGAGCTTGCTGACGCAAACATCCACAGCTTCGGGTGCGGTGCGTGCGCAATTGATACGAACGTACCGAAACGATCTTCCCACAGCGACAGTGACACCACCAGGAAGATTCAGCCGTCGTTGCAGTCTGATTGTGGCTAAGAACCGTTAAGCATCCAAAAGTTTGGCCAGTAAGATCATAGACAGGGGGCATGGGATTCCTCCTCACGCAGGAATACGACTCACATGAAGACACGACATAGCCACAAGTGTGAGTGCTTGTCTTTCGGGAGCGACCCTAGCTATGTCGCACAGACAAGTATAGCACAAAATAGCCCTAAATATCCTCCTAAAGTGAGCATAAAATATGGCAGGAGTGACATTTGATGTGACCGGGATCGCCGAGATGCAGGCACGGCTCGATGCGCTTATTCCGCACATGTTTACTGCCTCTGCGCAAGCTATCACAACCGAAGCCGAGGCGATCCTTGCAGCGAGTCGCCCGCTCGTTCCCATAGACACCGGTCTCATGGTTTCAACTGGACTATTAGAAGGACCATATCAGTCAGGAACTGAAAGTTCTATAACTATTAGTTATGGTGGAAAAGGGCTTGCTCCATACACCGTCCTCCAGCACGAGAACACTGAGTATCAGCATCCCAATGGGGGCCAGCATCACTTTCTGTCGGAGCCCTTTTACGCCGCCACCGGTGGGATGCTCGCGCGTCTGGCTGCGTCTATCCGGGCGCAGATGGAAGGGTAATCTTCATGCTACTTATTGAAGTACAACTTACGGATGTTGAGGCGCTAGGGCTCGTCATTGACGATTACCTGTTGGTGCAGGGGCTCGATGTGACGCGACCCTATCAGGTTTGGGATGTGTCGAGTCATGGACGGCCGGCGCGGCTCTATGCGCAAGACGGCATGGCGGTGGAAACCGTGCCGGACATGAGCCGTGCCCACCTCTAGGGGAAACGATGGCCCAGCCGCAACAGCGCCATGACGGGTATGGGCGCCCCTTGCCGGAACTCACCGACGCGGCACAGGAAGTCCTGTACGCGCGGGAGCAGAACGTGGCGCAGCGGCGGCTCGTGCTGGCCCTGTTCGAGCAACTGGCCCATGACCTCTTGCGGCGCGGCGTCTATGCCGAGGCGAGTATCGGATTTCGTGTGCAGGATGGCATGCTGCAAGCCGAGATTGACGTGGCGGTGATCCGGCATTGGCGCCCGGCCTTATGAAGGTCTGTGTATGGTACTTGACGACCTAGGAACCCTCCTCCAGACTGCCGGGCTCGGCACGCTTGGCACGAGCCTCTTCCTGGGGTCCGTGCCCATGGATGCGCCGCTCGTCACGATTCAAGATGCGCTGGTGGCCCTCATCGAAATTCCCGGCTTGCCGCCGATCCATATCCATAACGAGGATGCGCCGCAGATTGAACAACCCGTGGTGCAAGTCGTCACGCGGGGGCAGCCCTATGGGTATGCGGCCGCACGGCTTCAGGCTCACGCAGCCTTTGTGGTGTTGGATAGCGTGCACAACCAGACGCTCAGCGGCACGTTTTATCTGTGGATTCAGGCGATCAAGAGCCCGTATATCCTTCGCGTCGACGATCTGCACCGGCCCGTGCTGGTCTTTGACGTGCGCTGTGCCAAGGCCCTGTGAAAAACCTGGTGCATCTCTCGTGCCTCTGTGGTAGAGTTGCGCCACATCTTTCTAGACGGTATCAGCGTGCGCCCCTGGGTAGCACAACGAGCCGGAGCAGACGTAGGGAGCCTTGAACCCTTCCCGTGCCTCTGCCCGGCTTGTTGCGTTTCCAGGAGCCACGTGCATGGATGAGCCAGACGCCCCGCAGCCCGATGAGCCAGACGCCCCGCAGCCCGATGAGCCAGACGCCCTACAGCCGCTCGACATCACACCAGAGGAGGCGCCCCATGGCGGAGTCCAGTCCTGAGTCACAGGTCACCGAGGAGACGCCCACGTACAGCATCGGGCAGTGGAGTGGCATGGCGCACTATACGTGCCTCGACTGTGGCGCCCAGAGTTTTGCCGTGGCCCGCATGGCCGATCATCGCCGCGAGCAACACGACGGGCGCATGGTCCTGCTGCCGGCTGAGGAAGAGACGCCGGCCGAGGAGCCTGTGCTGTTCCCCACCGAGACGCCCCCTGTGCCTCCAGACATCCCCCAGACAGAGGAGCCGCCCCATGGCACCGACGCCCCCGACGTACCGTGAAACAGCGGCGGAAGGCCGCACGACCTACGTGTGCCTGTACTGTGAAGAGATGGCGAGCGAGCATCATGCCACCGACCTGGCGCTGTTTACCCTCCACATGGCGCAAGCCCACGATGGCCGCATGGTCAAAGAAGAGGCGCCCCCTGAGGAGACGCCCGCATGACGACGCTCAGTAGTAGTAGCTATGGCGTCCAGCTCAAGATGGGTGATGGCGTCCCGCTGGCGCCCTTGAGCATCACCGCCGCCACGAATGCCACGCCGATTGTCGTCACCACCGCCACGCATGGGATTGCGGACGTGAGCTACGTCACGGTCAGTGGCGTCCTGGGGAATCTGGGCGCGAACGGCACGTTTGTGGCCGAACGGGTGAGTGCCACGCAACTGAAACTGCGGGGCTCCGTGGGCACCGGCGCCTATACCAGTGGCGGGACGCTGGTGCGCACCGAGACGTTTGCGACGATCGCGGAAATACGCAACATCCAGGATGCCGGGATCCAGACGGAGATGGTCGAGGTCAGCGCGCACGACGGGGGGGAATGGGCAAGCTCGATCCCCATTCTGCTGCGGGGCCGCTCGTTACGCCTCGACCTCAACTTTGTGCCGCTCGATCCCACGCATGGCCAGGACACCGGGCTCATCTTTCTGGGGATTGGCCGGTTCCGGCGCTCGTGGTTATTAGTCTTCCCGACCGCCGTGAAGGCGGTGGCCTGGTGGCAAGGGTATGTGGCAGACTGGACTGAACAACTGCCCGTCAATAATGCCATGCAGGCGTCTGCGGTGGTCACGGTAGACCGCGAGATGACCTGGAGCACGAGTTAGGAAGCTTGCTCCTCAGTGGGGGAGTCGCCTCGTGTCCGCCGTATGCGGGATTGCTTAGGAGGAGCTTCGGTGAGTAAGTGCAGTTGGACAGGGATAGGGGGAGGACCTGCTTGTTTCATCGAATTGCAGGACCGACACGCCGCTACAATGTTGCTCGCGCTATCGGAGCCACCTTCCGAAACAGGAACGACATGATCGCGTGTCAAGCCGTCTTTCTCGCGTTTCCCACAATAGTAGCAGCGATGGCGTTGGATGCGCTGGATTTCCTCAAATTGGGCATCCGACAAATCACTAAACGCGGCGCCATGAATCAAAGCATTGCGGCGGCGCCATTTCGCGGTCGAGTAGCCGGGTTTCT